GTTAGAGCATTACAGAGGCGGTTGTCCGGTACCTCGAGCTCCGTCTTATACAACGGCAGCTTATACACATACGCAGTCATATGTATAAACCCAGGGTTTTTCTCCCTTCTTTTTGCTTTGTTTATCTTTTCAAACAATCAAACCACAGCATTTTGTGATCTTCGTCCTGTTACGGATAGTGATTGAGTGCTTCTTGCAGCGAGAAGACTTCCATCCCTGAGACTCGCGTCCAGGTTTAGGGCACCCGAAGTTAACTGGTGCTGGTCGTTACTGCCGATCGTTGCCTGTAAAGTTGATGGTACTGCTGATTTAAATTTTATTTTTTATGTGTGATCCATGTACACGTACTTGAATATGACCATTGTAGTAGTCATCTGATTCAAGTACTCGACGTGAAAATTGTTCACGTGCTTCTATGTACGAGCATTCGGATCGTGATCGACAGTAGTATAATATTTCGCGTTTAAAACTGTGTGTGCCGAGCAGGTTGACGTCTTCTGTGAGATTGGATGAGCTGCCGTAGTATTGTTGCCAGTCTGAGTTGATTTTACTTCGAATTTTCTTACGTTTTTTAGTGCCATTCTTTAATTTTACTACTTTATATGAGGTCTTAGCAAACTTTGCGAGCTTCTTACCCACATACATTTTGCCTGTTGTGATATTAGTAATCAAGTAGACAAACCCAACAGCATCTTCGGGTAACTCTGTAATCTCTTGTCCACTATAATACCAAGTCATGCATGTAATTATGATAGGTCCAATCAGATCTAAAATTAAGCAATATCGACATCCGTATTTTAACTATCGGTTATATCAGTACTGTATTCCGTAAATCCCCCCGACTTAACTACCTTTAGGATATTTTCCACACGCCCAGCCAGTTCATCTCTGTGACTTACAAGCCAAATTGATTTATGCCGCTCACGGCTCATTTGTTTTAATAACGCCAGGGCCGACTCCACTCCTTGTGTGTCAAGCCCGTTGTCAATCATCTCATCAATGAACAGCAAGTTTATGGGTCGATACAAACTTTCAAATACATCACGGAATGCCCACGACATAGATAGAATAAGTCTGTTGCGTTCACCTCGACTCAAGTTATCAAAGTCCAACTCACGTCCCAGCTCTTCAATACTGACCGACAGGTCATTTTGAAATATCACAGTATGCGGTAAACCAATTCGATCCAGGTAGTGTGTTAGCCTACTATTTAGATAACTTAAATTTTGTTCGATAATTTTCTTGCGTATGAAACTGTCTTTGCTGGTCAACAGCTTGAGCAAGAACTCTTGATGCTCCTGTAATCTAGACAGTTCATTCATATGATCGTAACTGACTTCTTGCAAGGCTTGATTTTGCATGTCTATAATTTGTTCACCGTACGGATCTGTTTCGGCAGATCTGGTAGCAAGCTCTTTGCGTAGTGCTTCCAAGCTGTTGCGATGGTTAAGTGCATCCTCCAGCGTGTCATAGAATACAACAGGTTGCAATCCAGTTTCGCCTAGATCTTCTAGTTCATTTTCTAACTCCATTATGCCGACACCCAGCAAGTCAACTTCAACACAGGCTTTATCTAACTCGTCTTGCTTGGCAGTAATAATAGCTTCGTGCTTATCGTCATGAAGATCTTGCCCGCAGGCATGGCACTTATGCTCTAGCAGTGCAGCTACTTCCGCTGCTAACTTGTCTGCAGCTTTACTTTCACGATCTTGGTCGAGCCGAGCTCTTGTTAACGATTTTTGTATGTCAGCACGTTCTTTAACCAGATTATTATACTCAGTTAAGGCTTTGTGAGCAGACAATTCTGCTTCGATATCAATATGTTCCAAATTTGCAATAGCCGATTCAAGTTTTGTAACATCCTCTGCTTGCTTGGTAATCCACATTTTCTGTCGTTTACGCAAGCTTTCGATCTGTTCCTCAATTCGTTTGTTAGCTTCTTGTACAGCACGAATGCGAAACTCTTCTTGTGTAACTGAATCTTTTGTTGAACGGTTAAGATCTTTAATTTTATCTGCACGTTCACTCAGCATGGTAATACCCAGCAACTGCTCGATGATAGTACGCTGGTCATTGGCTTTCAAACTCAAGAATGGTTCGGTGTATGTGTTTAGAGCCAAGATATGCCGGAACATGTCGTGACTTAGGCCCAGTGTTCTTTCAATAGTGCCTTGTGTTTCTCTCGAATCGCCCTGCGCATCATCGATAATTTCTTGTTCGTGATTATTAACATAAAATTTAAGTACATTAGGTTTGCGACCGCGCTCAATTCGATAGTCTTGCCCAGCTACAGAAAAGTCTAAACTGACTATCATGTTTTTACCATTGGTCTTGTTTACCAAGTTATCTTTTCTGATATTGCTCAATGCTGTGCCGTATAAGGCATAGCTGAGTGCGTTGATAATTGTGGTCTTGCCTGTGCCGTTTCTTGAACCGTCACCGCCAAGGTCTAAGTTTTCACCCAGCACCAGTGTTAGATCACGCCGGTCAAAGTCAATGCCTTGAGTGGCATTGCCTACACTCATAAAATTTCGTACTGAAAGATTTTTAATTTGAATCATATTGTTTTGTTAGGTGCTCAATTAAATAATTGCTAAAAAATTTATGGGCATCGAGCCCGGGGTGCCCGTGGTGTTTATATAATTCGTAATCCTTGGGTATAAATCCGTGATTTAATGCATGCGACCCAAAACTAAATTTCCAAAGATCAATGATATTAGGATCCTGTAATATCTGTTCTTTGAGAGTGGCAATAAACGGACTATTGTATCCAACTTTGTTATCATCTGGTAACAAGTCTGGATTAGAAAATATGCAATACTTTATGTTGTTAGATTTACACCAACCGGCAAACATTATAACGTCTGTGAGTAAGTCAGTTACTGCACTTTCGGGGTGATAGTGCTCAAGCCAGTGCTTATAATAATCTTGAACACGACGATCGGCCAACTTATATACATCAGGTACTATTGTATTCACCAGTCCTTTAATGCTCCAATTAATTTTTGTATAATCAATATTGATACTATAAAAATGTCCATCGGTTCTATTGGCAGGAAGCCATGGTTGCCACAATTCAGTCCGGCTAATAAATGTTAGCCCAATTAATGCTATTATCGATTCGTGCGATTGTTTCAAATTATATAGGTCTCGTACAGCAGTTCTAATAATTCTCCTATTAGCAGCACCCGGCTGTCCTTGATTTACACAAATTGAGTTATAGTGTTTAGCCACAAAGTCTCCGTAGACTGAATGCTGCTGTTCAGGAGCACCAAAGCTGCAAGAATTTGAATAAACAATCATAGTAGATCTTGATACATGGGGAAAACAGATTTGAATGATTCATTTCTGTTAGTATCTTGAATCTTGGTTAATCTTTTAAATTCAGTAAGATAATGACTAAAATCGTTGTTCCACATATAGCTTAACACATTATCCCATTGAGATGCAAGAGAATTGGCACCTTCGAGTCTACACCAGGCAACATGGTCTGCGATAATTGAATCCAATCTTTTTTTATGTTGGATAGGTAGTACTCCGACTGTAAGATGATTGGGAGAAATCATAACTGTTAGACTAAATTTTGAAATATCAAGCTGCTGATTTAAGTGCCAACTTTTTTGTAACTGGACCAGGCTTTCAATATTTAATAGTCCAACAGTTGATGTAACTGTTAAGTTGACATGAGGGCATTGTGCAGTTACTTGGTCAACATTGTATTTGATATCTTTCCAAATAGTACCGTGCCTTATATATTCTGCAACGCTGCCCATGGCATCAATGCTAGCACCAATGGTTACATTAGAAAACTTTTTCCATTGATCAGTTACATTGACATCTCGAAACTGCAAGCGAGTAAAATTAGTATTATAAAATATTTCTAGATCAGTATTGCCACATGCAACTAAATGATCTAAAATTTTGTAGTGTTCGGGAGCAAGCAAGGGTTCTCCTCCAGCAAAGTAAATTTTTTCTGCAGTGGGAAGAAACTCAATTATTTCTTCCAAGGCCAACTTGCGCCGACGATTTTTCATTATGCCACCAACTGCAATAGATTTTCCATATAGCTCTGCATCTTCCTGTGCAATTGCGCTACTAAAATAACTACTACACATACGACATTTTAAGTTACAAATATTGTTAAGTCGGATATCTAAGTAAACTGGATTAAATTTCTCTGTAGTATTAACTGTCCATCGTTTTATATGATCTTGCCTTAGGCTGGGTAATCCTGCATCTTCTTTTTGGTAGCAGTAGGCACATTCTTTGCTTCGCTGACCGGCCAACATATTGTTTCTAAGTTGTATAAATGACTCAGAGTTTGCAATAGTAATAGGGGTTTTTTCGTTGATGTTTCCCAAGGGATATTGATGATCAGCAACGCAGCATGGTAGAACATTGCCGTCTGGTCCCACATATAAATGCATCCACGGCAACGGACAAAATGTATCTTTTTTAACAGCGGCTGCTGGATCGATGTTATCGTTTACTTTTAAAAAATCTATACAAACATCATCCGATGCATATAAGTCTCTAATCTGACTTATTTCCGTCTCAATGTTATTGCCTGATATAATAGAAACAAAGCAGTTTGAAATATCTATTTGTCTTAGATACTGCTGTAGATCTATTAGTTGTTGCCCAGGTAAGTCTAAGTAATCATACACATCGGCAGAATTTTGTATTACAATAATCTTGTCATTGATATCAAATTTGCTGCGATATAGTTCTTGAAGTCGTTGATAAAGCTGTGTATCGTTTAAACTAACAATACCTACCACATTAAACTTTTTTTCTAGTTCGGCAACAGCTTGTTCATACACGTTCATAAGTTTTGATAAATCTTTAGCAACAGTTTGTTATCGTAAAATTCGCTTTCAATACTGGTAAGCTGATCAGTTACAATTTGATCAACACTTTCAAATTTGATCTCGCCTGGGGCCATGTCAGTATCAACACTTGATGACTTGTTGGGGATAAGAGCCATTTCTCTCAGATTGTAATCTCGTACAAATGTTTCTTTGATAAAGTTAGCTTCTTCGTAGCTGATGCCAATATCCAACTGCACACGTACATGCATGCGAGATTTTAATAGTTCTGCTGGACGATCAATAACATCGCTTAGGTTATAAACACGATATAATGGTTGATTATCCCAGGCATGGTATGTATCTTCTTTACCCCATTCTTTGATCATCATGCCACGTTGGTTATCGCCTGCGTCGGCAAAATTATGAGGAAAGCAGTTGCCGATGTAGTTAACATTGCGCTTTTGCTGACGCAAGTGAAAGTGGCCAGAGTAAACAGATTCAAAGCCACCAAAGTTGTCAACTTTAATCTCACCGTGATCCGGCATTTCGACCATGGCGTTCATCTTAAAGTGTGGCAGTTCAAAATGACCAAAGCAATATCGAGCAGAAAGTTTTGGAATCCGTTTATGATCATCACCGACCAGCCAAGGGGCAATAACAACATCGCCTTCTTTAAACCAATCGTTTATGATGTGCATGTTACTTAGATTTCTTGCCCATTCAACACCGTGGATGTCGCGCCGGTCTCTGTAGTAGAGATCGTGGTTGCCAGGTATAAAGTAAAAATTATCGAACGCAGCAGATAACTTTTCCAAACATCTTAGGCTATAATGCAAAGTTTGCATATTGATTGAAGCTCTTGAATGATGCCAGTCACCCAGAAAAAATCCAGTTTCGCATCTTTCCTGTTTGGCCTTGGCAATAAAAAAGTCAATGAAATCTTCGCAATCGTCGAGATGAATGATGCTGTTAGATTTCAAACCAAAATGTATATCTGTGCAGACCGCAGCTTTTTTAAATAAGTTACTCATCAGATCCTTGTTGATGTCGAGGCATTGCACAAGTATACACTCATGCCGTGCTGCGAGTCAATGTGTTTGGTTATATTTCTTCTTTGTCAAGTGCAGCTTGAAACTCTGCAGGATCCAGTACAGTGACCTCACCAGGCTTTTGATAAGCCTTGTTTGAGTTCTGACGAGTCCAAGAAGGATTGAGTCCGTTCATTTCTAGTATGTCATCACGAATGTTTTGCATTTTCTTTTCTATGTTTAAAATACGAGTGAAACTATTAGTGATAGCAGCAGTATAGTAAGCAAACGGGTTTTGACTTTTTGATTCGTCAAACTGCAATCCAATCTGACTGAGTTGCAGTAGTGCTTGTCCACGCATTTCTTCATTGTATGTATTACCAGTGAGATAAACCTTGCCTGCGCGGCGGGCAACAAAACACCCATACTCGGTTTCGGGACACCAAACTTGGCCTTTATAGTGCGTGGTTGGTTGGTTGGGGTGAGTGGCCTTGCCTCTGCCAATCAAGTCTCTTCCGTTACAGGAGCCTCCGTAAAAATCAATGGAAGCAACATTGGTTGTGTTGCTTGCAAATTTATTAATATTGAAATAAGAGACCTGTTTTCCAAACGAGTTGTGTGTTGCCAAATGCGAGTTGGTTTTGTGCCCTGAGATTGCACATAATGCCTGAAATAAATCAACATGAGTTTTATCTTTTTGCGTATAACTCCATCCAGATGCCCGACCCCATCCATCACCGTCAACCATGGTGTCGATTAACAGTTCTCGTTGCGACGAAGTAAGATCAAGAATAAACTTCATAGATAGATTTTTTACAGGAAGAATACTAAAAATCTTGCGTGACGCTGGCCTGTTTAATAAAAAGCTAATATTCTTTTTACCTGTTGATTCACTAAATTCAAAATTCAAAGCATGTAAACAAGCCCGAATTCGATCGGCATACACACCTTCGTTTTGATAAATTGTTACAAGTTGTTTTTTAGGTTGATAATTTCCTTCAGTAAGGATCCATCCCAATAACTCAACCATGGAATCAGAATATTTCTGTTCATTATCAGTTTTAACTGTATTACCCAGCATGACAATCTTATCCGATTGCAACAAGTATTCTACAGGAACAAGTCCGCGGGTGGTAACAATTTTATGGCCGGGTGTAATAAGTGCATCAATTCCTCTATTGGTTAGTTTATGCATTAGCCCGTCAAATTCGCTACGATAGATAGATTTAATTTTAGACCATGCAAGATCATTGCCCTCGTACGATAAGATAGTATCATCTTCTGTAATTTCATTTTCTTTTAGCCAGCCTCTCTTGGTCAGAGCTTCTGTGGTTTCGTCAACACAGTAGCCTCTCCAGTTCGACCGAGTGGCATAGCGTTCACACAGCTTTAGAAACATGCGAGCCAACTCAGGAGTCATTGTTCCATGGTCTCTTGAATACTCGCCCGAGAGCATATCGCCCCGCCAGTGGCTTTTGCCCACCAGGTACGGTTCCTTTTCTTCTGTGATTCTATAATGATAAAACGGAGGAAAGTTTACACGAACATGCGTGGGATTCAATACAACTTCATCCACCAGGTCTGCCAAGGGATCCTCCACCAGCTCTTCTAATTCTAAAATTTCCTGCAGTTTTTTCTTTTTTGCCACTACCTTGGGTACCTTCTTGGCAGCAATTGGTATGTGTTCCCAGCAGGTGATTCTGAACACCAGGTCAGTGTTGGGGATCTTTTTCTCGTTGTGTACAATACCAGTTTCTCGCTTGAGACGATCTGCACGATTGCGTCTGGCTTCTGCTATGGTGCGTTGATTGATCCGGTCCAGATCAGGCAAAATAATGTCATATTGATGATCTGTGGCAGGATCGCGATATGTACAATATGTGTTCTTGCTAAGATGAATCTGTTTTAGTAAATCTCTGTTGTTGAGATAGTTTACTCTGGGTGGTGCCTTGGGCGGCAATGCCTTTGCTGGTTTGGTTATAGGGGTATCGGACAACCTGGTTCTCCTTGTCGATTACTTAGTATAACAGGTTTGTCGTAAAAAAACAACTCTTTTTTTATAAACTTAGCCGTTTTTGTCTACGATAAATATAATACAGGATAACAATACTTATGGCCACCAATCCATCTACCACAGTTACTAACCCGCCCGATCCGCTGGCTCCTAAAATGAACGGCAATTGGAGACGCGACATTTTGGGCGAGGTCAGAGAAGGCACATTTGCTCGAAAAGATCCTGAAAGTTATGCAAAATATCAAGAATATACAAAACAAGCAGAAGATGCATTGTATCAAAAATATTATGCAGAAGAAGTAAGTAACTTTGGAAAAAATGCCAGCACAGTAAATGCCAGAAAGGATGCAATACTTGACGCTAGGGCAGCGGCCAAACAACGATTTGCAACAGAAATTTCATCAGCAGGTGCAGGCTCATTGGTGTCTGAACAAATAACACAACCAGTTTTGCCCGAACAGCCACAGCCCCCAAGTTCAGCCACTACTCCGGTTACTCCAGCATCTAATCCACAGGTACCTGGCCAATCAAGACTTGTTAATACAGCAGATGATTTATTCGGTCCGGTTAGTCCCACGGACAACCCACAGGTACCTGCTGCTCGGGCACTGCCTTCTGGCCGCCCAACGTCACCAACCAATACTGCTCCAGTTAGTCCTGTGGTCAATCCACAGGTTCCTGCTATTGAGGGTCGTGCTTTTGACCAGTCCGGTGTGGTCATTACTAATCAAGCGGATCTAGCTGCCTTGGCACGCCTGAGCAATGATCTCATTGTGAGGCAGAACAATCTGTACAGAGCAAGAAACATCAGACCAAGCAACCCTGCGTCCATTGAGCTTGTAAATGAACTTGAGCAGAGTCTGGCTCAAGGGCAATCATCCTATGACCGTTTTCTTGCTGCTGCAATAGACCGTGCTCGTGCAGAGACGCCACCAGTTAGTCCTGCGGTCAATCCGCAAGTGCCAGGTAATTATCCCGGGACAGTTCAAAATCCTGCTCAATTAACCCCACCTGGTGTAGCTATAGATGCACCGGAACCAGTCAATCCTG